CGCTTTGTTCCCATTCCAACCACAGCCTCAAGCGTTGGGTGCGCTACAATTTGGCCGGATGATCTTACCCAGCTTTCCCAATGGTATCTGCCAACAGACCCAACATCACCACGACCAACACGTTGATAAAGGTCAGGAACACGATTTAACAGTGAACGCTCAAGCGCCTCATATTGAGCCAAACCTTGCGCACCTTCAAACTGTTTCATTATGTCGTCATATATTTTTTCGCCACCACCCCACATTTGATTGATCTGAATGCGATCCAGAACAACAACGTCATTTCTGCCAGATACAAGCAAAGCAAATGATAAAATTTTATTTGCAATTCCTGTTCCCTCTGCAAGCGAGTAATATTCGCGTCTAATTTGTGCGCTGCTCATATTTGGGTCTGCAATCATATTGTGCAATCGCGTTAAAGCTGAGACACCGTTCTCATCAACAGCAGACATTTTCTTTAAGAACACCTCGCCAAAATCATTTGCGTTTGATGTTGCGCTTTTGCCCGGCGAACCTTCTGGTTGAATTGTCATAGACATTTTACGCCAAGCAGCAGTGTCTGCATCAGACCATTCACCACGCGCTGCTTTTTGAATGAATGGCGTAGCTGCTTCTGCAAGCTCAAGATAGCCACCTTCATGCGGAAATGCTGACAACATCCTTGACAAAATAGTCCACAGCATTAACTGGCCAGTAAGCTCCGGCCCAGTACCAGCAGCATATGCATCAGTAAATTTCTTTTGAACTGACAAGCCCTCGTCTGCCGCTTTTATTTGATCTGGTGTTATTTCGTTAAACCAATTAGCCCATTTTTCTGGGTTGTTTGCGTGTTCAATCATCCATTTCGGCGGCATAGAAACTTCAGCTTTGTTTTGCATCTTCGCTGTCATTGCCGCGTATGTCTCAGGTGATGCCAAAGGGTCAGGAAAATCTTGGGCTAACTGCTCCATAGCAGGCTTAACTTTTTCTGCGTTTGCTGGCGTTAGCTTGATTGGGATAAGTGATTGCTTGCCTGTTCCCTCTGGCGTAAACCCATCAACCGTTACACGATACTGCGGCGCAAGCCCGGAAACTGTTGGCGCATCAGATGCTGGTGAAAGAGTAACCGCTGGCTGATCGCCCCTAGCCAACTTGCCAGCCGCAGCTAACGCTGGGTCAATCACTTCCATAGGATCAGCGCCAGACATAACACGATCTGTTATTGGCCCACGCTCTGCCATCCGAGCTTCGGCAGCTTGCCCGGCTGTGTCCAGCCCTTGGCGCACAGCACGGCCAGCAGCCGGGATAGCTTCACTTAAAACCTTGCCGCCTACGCCACCAACAGCAGCGCCCACAGTGCCAGCAGTGCCAAGTCTAGTGGCTGCTTCGCCAACAGTAGGCCCAAGTCCTGCCGCATCTTCAACGGCCATTGTGCCACCCTCAAAGCCTGCCCCATAACCTGCGCCTGCGACCATACCAGTCCTGCCCGGATACTTGGCAGCAAGGTCATAAGGCATAGCAGTGCCAGCCGCTGTTTTCATTAGCGTGTCTTTAAGTACCTGACCTGAAACTTTGCCCGCCAAAGATTTTGCGCCCATAGCGAAGAGCTTGCCAAAGCCACCAGCATAAGTCAGTGGGTCAGCAAAGATACCGCGAAATGCGCGTTTAATTGTTGCGCCGTTTGTTGATGTGTCAGAGTATGTGTGAAGCATTTGCAAAAACGTCATAGCGTTTTCTTCGCCAGCATTGTCTGACATAAGAGCCGCAACTTGAAACGCAAAGCCGGGTACGCTAATACCGCTTTCACCGGGTATGCCAGAAGGCCCGGTCATGTTCCAATTAAACTCAGACATTAGATCCAGCCCATATGCCGCCGCCTGCTTGTCTGAGCCAATAAAACGCTCACCGTCATTCATAACAGAAAACATTTTTTTAGACGCGCCAATCCACTCAGGCATTACAGCAAGCTGGTCTTCATTGTATTTTGGCGGCACCACTTTAATGTCTTCGCGGCGTTGGCGTCTGTCGCCACGTTTTTCAACAGGCTCATCATCCGGCTCTGGTGGCATAGAAACATCGTCAAAACGCATATCCCGCAGCATAGGTTGCGGAGATCCCAAGAAAATGTGGCCGTCTGCCTGATAGTCAAATGCTTCTTTTAGCTCATCCATTAGTTTACCAATTCATCTCTTAAAACAATGTTTCGCTGAATAGCTTTGATTTTCTTTACAGTATAATCGTAATCATCGTCAGACATATTATAAAGCCGCCTAACGCTATTGATTTCGTCAATTGTTGTATATTCTGTAAAATCTATGCCGTAAACATCTAGCCGTTCATCAGTTGTATTCACCAACCGTGTAACGATTTTGCCATACTCGCTCGACATCAAATCATTTTTTAACTTTTCTGCAATTTCAACTTTACTAGGTTTTTTAGTAATATCCGGCTCATCTGCGCTAGTCTCCCAAGCACTCATTTTTTCAATAAACCTAGCGTCAACTTTTGCTGTAAAGCTGGCATATGCTTGGGCTTTTTTCTTTGAAGGGTTCAACGTGCCGGGGACAATTTGCGAATGTTGGCGAGCAATAGACGCAACGCTGCGCTCAATTTCTTTTGTTGCCGTGTTCATTTTTGGCAACAATCTTAATTGGGCTTTTGGCCCCACGCCCTTTTCTTGTGCAGCGGCTTGTAGTTCTGCCAAAGTAGTGATTTTGTCATTATAAATTAGATCTAATAATTGCAACTCACCAACGGGATTTGTAGGCTCGTCCTCTCCTAATGCTTGCTTTGTTTTAGTTAATGCAATAATTCCCTGACCATCAATAGCAGCCCCATTGGTGTCAATTGCAATTTTCATAATTGTTGCCATTGCATCATCAGATGCGGGTGTTCCATCTGGTTCTACTGTGAACGCTACTACAGCATCAACTAAATCTCTGTTTGCTGTTTTTAGGTTGTCGGCCTCAACTTGATCGTCAGCAGTCTGCCTAGCAGCAATCTCTGTTCTTACATTTGATCTAAATTCAGCTTGCTCTTTGCTATCCAAAAGCGCATAGACTGGAGTCAACGCGCCCATATTGCCACTGCGTAAAGCGCTGGTTTGTTTTGCGCCGGGCAAGCCTATAACGTAATCAGTCAATACACCAACTTGCACATCTCTAATCATTGTTTGTATTTCTGTTGATTTGCTTTTTGCGTAGGCTAAATCGCCGGTGCTTATTACAACGTCATTAGCTTGGCGCGCCAAGATAGCCATATCGCCAATTGCCTTTTCAACATCCACATCTTTGGCCGTCAATATGTCCCTAAGCCTGTCAGGCACACTAGCCAGAAACTCATCTGAGGCAGCAACTTTTGCCGCTCTCTTAACCGACAATTGCATTTCAAGTGCAGATTTATAAACAGATGACGCGCTAGTATTTGCCGCAGCGTTATATTTTAGGGCTTGGTTTGGATCAACCGCCGCAATAATTTCGGAATGCCCGGTGATCATTGCGGTAAGATCGTCCTGCATTGCGCCAATCTGTGCATTCGTATATAAACCGCCAGTTTTAATAGCAGCAGAATACGCGGAAATTTTTTTGTTTGCGTCAATCTCAAGCTCAGTCGTCAACTGCTGCGCAATGGTAGCGCTAGTCACTGCCCCAAATACAGTGTCAGGGTCACCAACAATTTCCTCAATATCTCTGCCTTGGGAAATTGCGTCTTCGATTTGCTCTGCTGAAACTGGATTTTCAAATGCGTACTGCGCAGCATCGCGCTTCGTTTGCGCAACCTGACGCTTGTAAACATAATCACTCATGCTATTAAGGCTTTTGGCAATGGCGTCATAATTACGCGCCTGCGCCGTGCCTGCCGCTGTAAAATCGACATTAGGCACTGATGGTATGCTTACACCTAATGGACGATATTTTAAATCTTTTGCCATTACCCGCCGTACCCTCTAAATCCAGCCCTTGACACCGTTGCCGACTGGCCAGCTTCTAACCCAGTACTGCCGCCACCCGGCGCACCGCCCAAAGCCATTTGCCCCGCCACGGCGGTCGTCAGAGTGCTAAGTGCGGCAGTCCTACCAGCCGCCATAGCTGACTTAGCTTGTGACGCCAATTGCAATGCTTGTGCTTCGCCAGTGCCAAAGGCAATTTGCTCACCATCACGGCTAATGTAAAGTTCGTTTGCCCCTTTAGCTTCGGCCATAACACCTAAAACTTTAGCGCTTCCACTAAATGTCTCAAGCCCCCCAGCGGCGATGCGGGCGTTAATTGACGCTTTGGTTTGCAATATGTTGTCCATAACTGCAACGCCCTGCTGTTTATATTTAAGCACCTCAGATCTAGCCTGCACTTTTCTATACGCAGCTTGGCGCATCAGACCTTTAGCTTGTTGTTGGCCACCTTTTAATTGCGAATACATTGTCGCGGCGGTTAAGCCAGCCATAATAAATGGAAGTGCTTGTGCCATATTACTGTCCTACGCTTACTTTATAATCAATGCCCAGCAGTGTCATTTTTAATGGCACCTCTTGGCCGATTGTTATTTGCCCATCATAAGTATAACCCAAAAGGCCGTGCAATGTCTTGATGCCTGTATACTCAGGCACTGCGCTGCCAAACACATTTGCGCCAAACTGGCGAAACGCGATTAGCTTGTTGTCGATTGTTAAAGACTGCGTTTCAAACAATTCGGCGTTTACCTCAAAGATGCGCTTCTTAAATCCCTTTAGAGAGCCGCTGGGCAGGTTTGGCTCGACCGGCAGTGTCTTTACCTCTGGCGTAAAGTTAAGGCCAACCTCGTGGCTTGCAGACGCCGCTGTGGCAAATGTAACAGTGAACGGTGACGCCGGAACGGTCTGATCAGGCTCAACGATGCCATCGCGGATAATCTTAACTGTTTTGGCTTCTAGGTGCGTCACGTTTACAGAACTGGCAGCACCGCCGGTTATTGAGCAATCGAGCAATGCGCCTGCATCAAATAGCTCAACATAATAAACAGTCGCGCTATTTACCGTGCGCTTTACCACAACATAAATGTCGTCAACGTCAACACCGATATTGATAAACTCGCCATCGGTTGTCCACTCTGACGGCGCAATGACGTTCTGGCTGCGCAGCAATGTATAACAGGCAATGCTGCCATCTTCGCCGTTTACCAGCATCAGACGGTCGCCCTCGTCAGTAGACGTTGCGACACGCACCGCCATTTCCTCTGGTGTCTTTAGCAGGTGCGATGACAGCAAAGATATCTTGGCTGACGTGTACGCTTGCACCGCGTCACTATAAATAAATTCTTGTATCGCCTTGCCCTGCCTTTGAATGAACAAGGTGGAGCCGTCCACGTTTTGCAATCGGATGCCCGGCTTACTGCCAAACGCAGTCTGTTGCTTTACAATTAGGTTACTGGGCGTGATTGGCGTGTCTAATGTCTGCGGCACATAGAACTCTGCGCCAGTCGTAAAGATTTGCAAGTGACGACCAGAAAAAATATCGACAATTGCGTTAAATGTTCCGGTGTCGAGCGTTGCCTCAACCGCCGCATCATCGAGTGCCTCGCCGGGGTCAAAGTTAAAGAAGGTCGCAACCCTAGAACCAAAGATGGTTGATGGGCGTTGTTTCGTGCCGCCAAAGTATAAACGGCCTTCGTGAAACGTCACGCTGCGCGGATATCCTCTACTACCTGACCACGAATCTTCGTAACCCTCTTCAAACTCCCAATCAGCGTCATCAATGTTGCCAGTGTCAAAAAGTGGCACCTCGGCAAAACATTCTAGCTTGGCATCTGATACCTTGCGCACAATCCGCAACCGGCCAAATGGCGTCACGTTGATATATTGCCCAATATAACTGGCAGCAGATGATGTAAATATAAGCGCATCTGACCCGCTGTGTTTTGCTGTTAGTGTAAGGTTTCCAGATGTGGCTGATGGTTCTAGGTGGTCATGTGGCACACCAGTATTGTAGGCGTTTCCTGCTGTAACCGTTAAGGTGAAAGCATACTTAGGCACAAAATCAAAACTAATCGTGCTGGCAGTCCAATTGCTATCACCAGCCCCACGCACAATCTTTGTCGGTGGCAAATCCTCATGCACGACAATAATTGTGTCGGCAGATTGCACCCAGTTCATCTCTGGCAATATGGAGCTAGTCAAACTAGCCACAGCCAAAAAATCATTGCCGCTGCTGTTAATGTTGGTAATTAACGAGCCGTCTTTGAATACATACATTTTGCCGGGCGTGAACACCAACATATAGCTGTCAGATATACTAAACTCAAACGACACCATCCGCACCGCATCACCGGCACCGCTGTCTAGCTCTGCAATAAACTTGGTGCCATCACGCCGCTTTGCCCCGCCTTGCGGCTGGATGCTGACATTACGCGCAGTTGACAGACCAGATTTATATTGGCTGATGTCAGTACGCGACCGCAGTTTTGGGTCAAGCTCGCCAGCGGTAAAGTCATTCTGTATTTGAATGATGCGGCTCATGCTAGAACCTTATATCTGAAATTGGGAACTCTTGTATTTGTTGTGCCGGGCGATCTGCGCCGTCAATGTTAATAGACACGCGAACCAAACCGCCGCGCATATTTTCAGACGGTGAGCCGTACGCTTTTGCGTGATAATAATCAGCCTTAGCTATCTGGTCAGTAATTGGCTCGGCAAACTCAGCCGCCAGCGCCGTCTTTAACAGGCGCACAAAATATGGCGGGAATATTGCTGGCTCTGGCCGGAACTGGTAGTCAATCCAAACCGTTTCGTAATTAGTGTAAAGGCCGAGGTTGTAAATCTCAAAATCGCGAACTGGCCGCGCACCTACAGAGCTTACATTAAATGCAGCCTTTGGGTTGCCCAGTATATCGCCGGGCAGCGCATAGGTGTATTTCCATTCATTGATTGGGGTGCTGGCAAGCTGCGCTAACTGCACCTTTTGCACAGACCAAGAGTACGCATATTGCATCAAGAGCGTGTCACGCACATCGTCATAGAGGCGATCAGCCACCTGCGCTTCGTCAGTGCCGGTAGCAAATGATGATAGAGGCGCAGCGCCCAGCATAATCAAAGCATCAGAACAGATTGATAGTTTGGTATCACCAGCCGCCATTGCGCCACTCCAAGATAAGGAAAGGGAGCCGGTTGCCCGGCTCCACTTAGATTAGTCTGCGTCAGCGACTGAAACAGCCGTGCCGTCTGAAATGTCAACAACACCAGATGCGTTTGACAAGACCACAGCAATTGACATTGTTGGGGTTGCACTGTCATGCACAAAGATGATGTCGCCGACTGCCAGAGTGTCTGACAGGTCATTGAAATAACCTTCGGTGTTAACAGTCGCAATCGCGTCTGCTGAAGTGTAGGTGTACATAGAAGGCGCGTTGCCCTTCTTTGCTGCACCAATTACGTTCAGACCGTCTTTTGAAAAAGCCATTTTTCAAATCTCCTATTCAGTCGCTGAGATTTTGACAATGCCTTCATCATCAATGGCAACCGCACCAGCGGAGAACATTGAAGAAACAAGGAATGACGTTTTCTCAGGAACGTAGTTGATTTCTGACTTTTGGTTCATGCCGATGCCCATACCGATTGCATCGCGATGGAACGCAAAGCAAGTGCGGGTTGATGGGAGAGGCAAGCCACCTTCATCACGATCACCTAGTGTGATGAATTTAAAGCCGAGGAAGGTGTCGATCTCACCTGTTGAGAGAGCCTTCACAGTAGCAAAGTCGCTGCTGGTCAGTTCTGTCTCATCAAGCAATGCTGACAAGCCGTTTGCGTGGATGATCATGCAGCGACCTTCGGCTGGCACGTTCTTCACATCCAGAGCCTTTTTAGCTGCAAGCAGCTTGGCAAGGTTCATGTTTGTGCCTGCGCCACCAACAGTTGTTGCAACGGTTGACGGTGAAGAAGCTGCATTGAGCGCGTCAATAACAAGCTGATCCATACGGCGACCGATAGCTGCGCCAACCACTTGCACCAATTCACGGCGCTCGTCAAAGTTGACTTTTTGCTGGTTGAAAATGTCTGAATACTCAGCAGCAATGAAATCTGACATTGTTGCTGTGACTTGTGAGTAAGTCACGTTCAGAGGTGTAACGTCAGTTTGCGGTACGCGAACTGTTGCGGTTCCCTTCCCGATCTTCGGGAACTTAACCTGATTGCCTTCGACACTTGTTCTTTCGCGAGTTACGCCAGCCAAAGCACGAGATGCTTGATAGGCCTGCTTCACTTCCGCATCGAACAACTGCACAAAAGCGTTGGAAATGCCTACAGCCATTTTCCTATTCCTTTGTAAAAGTTAAAACACGATTAGCGCCTAGCAGGTATCCTTTCGGGCTGCGGCTTGGGCATACACGCTACGCCCCCAAGCGTTGGCGACAGGTCGAAAGCCGATTGTCTGTCAACAGGTATTATATTGAAAAAAGAAGGAACTGTAAACAGTTCCCTCTTGACCTTTAAGTTGGCGAGTATTCGTCATTGCCA